CAAATTCAAAAGTGTTGGTTGATCAAGTTTACGTCTCGAATTCCAATGATGACGATGATCCCGACGCTTACATTGTTGATACCAATCGTGGTTTCGAATACACTGAAGCTGAAACGCGCGCCGGTGACTGTGGTTCCCCTCTCCTCATCCTCAATCCTCGTATTCAACGCAAGATTTGCGGTATCCACACTGCTGGTACTGTGAATGCTGGTTTCGCACAAATGGTTGTCCGTGAGCACATTGATCAACTCCTTGCTTTAGCTAGCCGGGACGCTCAGATCACTTATGCCGGACCACAGTGCACCTCTCTCCTTCCAACTCTTCCTCTTGAAAACGCTGAAATCTTTGGTTCTGTGGAAGCCCTCCATGAGCCGACAAAAACGACTATTCGACCATCTTTGATTCAAGGCGTCTTCCCTGTTACGAAGAGACCCGCAATTTTACGTCGCATTGGAGATTTTGACCCAATGCTGAAGGGTGTTCAAGGGTTCGCAGAACCTAAGGCACACCTTCCAGAGAACATCGTACAGAACGCCGAACGCGTCATGCGTAAAGCTTTCTTTACCGGTGAACCAAAAATTGCGAGAGATCTCTCGAACATTGAAGCCGTCTTTGGTATCCCAGATATCATCGAACCAGTGAAAACCGACACTTCACCAGGTTACCCCTGGTGTAAATTGAACAAGCCCAACGGAAAAAGATTCTGGATTAATTCAGAACCCCAGACGATACACCCCGACCTTGTTAATGCTATTAACAAAATGGAAAACGACTACGCCAATCTGAACGTTAGTGATCCTCCTATTTTTCGAGATTCGCTAAAAGATGAAAGGCGCCCTTTTGCACGGACCGACGTCAACGACAAGGATAAGATTAAAACACGAGTCTTCTCCGCTTGCCCAATGGATTTTTCTATTGTGCTGAAGAAATATTTTGGTGCTTTCTTCGCACACTTACAACTCAATCGCATCAAAAACACGACCACCATTGGAGTGAATCCTTATTCATTCGAATGGCAACAGATCAAGGACTTTCTTGCCGAAGTTAGCCCCAAAGCTAACGACGGCGACTACGAAAAATTCGACACAACTGAACCACCAGGCTTTCTCATTGCTTTCTTCAATGTTGCTAGAGCTTGGTACAACATCTATTCTCCCGATGCGCGCTCAGATACCATTCGTATGGTAGCTGCTCGCCAAGTTGTTTTCGCTCTCCACTATGCGCGCGGTACAATTTACCGGGCTAGTGGATCTCTTCCAAGTGGTACATTCGGTACCACACCAATCAACAGCGGTGTTAATCTCTCCGCAATGTCTTTCGCTTTTGGAGAAATCTTCAATTGCTCTCCAGTCTTGTTTCTCGACAAAGTGAGAATGGTTACTCACGGTGACGATAACTTGTTTTCCGTTGCTCCGACACACGAAGCTTTTACAGCAGAGGCAATTGGTAATGCTCTTACCAAAGTAGGAATGTCTTACACCTCCGCTAATAAAGGTTCTGGTTTCGAGGAAGCTCGCCCAATCGAAGGATGCACGTTTCTAAAACGTGGATTCATCGACATGGCTGGTTTCTGCCGCGCCCCATTGTGCTTGCAGACCTGCGAAGACATGGTCAATTGGATTCAAAAATCAAATGACCCCGTCGAAGCAACTATTGTGAACTGCACAATGGCCGCTCGTGAATTAGCTTTCGCTGATCCGAGTGGTGAACGAGTTAAAATCATCGCTGATGCTCTTCTCAAACGCACCGGTGTTTACATTGACTTCCCGACAACAAAGGAAGTTATTGATGAATACCGCAAATTCTTCTAATCAAAGTGA